TCATGGGTTACAACTTGTCTTTGATGAAAGCGTCGGCGAGAGCGGCGAACTCTTTGGCTTTGTCCACATCGAGGGGACGGAGCCAGTTGATCATGTCGGTGAGGACGGAGATGATGTCGGCGATGCCCACCTCCTGCTCCATCTTGGCGATGGCGGATGCGAGCTTGCCGAGGATGTCCGCCTCCTTGGACGAGGCGAAGCGTTCGCCTTCGGGACGGTCGGCGATGGCACGGTTGATTTCGGCAACCTGACGATAGAGATTGCCGACCTGCTCCTGACGGGTGAGCGTGATGCCGACCTTCTGCTGCTCCCACTTTCCGGCGCGGGACCAGTTGGAGACGGTGACGCGAGAAACGCCGACGCGGTCGGCAATCTCCTGCTGCGTGAGGTTTTCGCGAAGGAAAAGCGTTTGAGCCCATTCACGCTTCTGGGCATTGGACATATTATCAGCCATAGTATCAATAAATAATTACCCTGCAAAGGTGGGCAAAAAAGGGGGTAGCTCCTAACGTCCGGATTTATGATGACGCGTTAAAACGTCATGATAACGCCACAAAACGTCATGATAAAATCGGCGTTTGTGCGGGGCGGGAAAAGGGGTCATCTTTGCGGTGACCAAGCGGCAGAGCGAGCCGCCGGGGAAAAAACGAAACGGGCAAAAATGAAAGAGTATTTTAACATCGTGCGGCGAGCAGACGGAACGAGCTGCATCTTCCTGTATGGCGACATCGGGGCGGAGGTGCAGTGCGGACGGGTGGCTGCGGAGCTGATGGAGGCGGAGAGCCAGAGCCGGCGCATAGAGGTGCGCATCAATAGTAACGGCGGGGATGTGTATAGCGGTATTGGCATCTTCAACGCGATACGCAACACGAAGGGAGATGTGAAGCTGTATGTGGACGGCGTGGCGGCGAGCATGGCAGGGGTGATCGCCCTGTGCGGGAAGCCGGTGGAGATGAGCCGATATGCGCGGCTGATGCTGCACAGCGTGAGCGGCGGCTGCTATGGCAACAAGGTGGAGATGCAGAAGTGCATCGAAGAGATAGAGGGGCTGGAGAAGACGCTGAGCGAGATCTGCGCGACGAAGCTGCGCATGACGGCGGAAGCGGTCAGGGCACAATACTTCGACACGGAAGACCACTGGCTGACGGCAGAGGAGGCGCTCGCCTTGGGCTTCATCGACGGCATCTACGACGCAGAGGAGGTGCCGGCAGGGAGCACACCGCAGGAGATATATGCAATCTATAATAACCGGCTGGAGACAGCTGCAATCACTAACCGGCTGGAGACAGCCACAAACAGACAAAACAAAATGGACTTAGAAGAACTGAAGAAGCGTGCGCGCTTCAAGGATTGTGCGAGCGACGCAGAAGCGTCGCAGCGATTGGACACCTTGGAACAGGAGGCGGCAGGCGCGGCAGACTTGGCGCGCGAGAACGAGAGCCTGAAGGGACAGGTGGCGAAGTTGGAGGCAGCAGAGGCGAGTCGCGCAGAGGCGGCACGCAAGGCACTGTTGGACCAAGCGGAAAAGGACGGACGCATCGACGCGACGAACCGCAGCGTCTTTGAGGCGATGCTGCAAGAGAACCCGGAGCGCGGGGCACAGGTGTTGCAACTGATGCAGCCGAAGCGCAGCGTGATGCAGGACTTGCACCAGCAGCCGACAGCGGAGGCAGGCCCGTGGCAGAAACGCATGGCAGAGCTGCGCGCCAAGAGACAGTAAAAACAAAGGGGATGACCCCCGAAACAAACCAAATACACACACAACAAAAGAAGAGAGCTTATGGCAATCGTAGTACAAAACACGAATTACAACGGCGAGGTACTGGAGAGCATCTTGACCGTAGCCAGCACAAGAAACGAGCTGGTGGAGAAGGGTCTCATCATGGTGATACCCGGCGTAGAGAAGAAACTGAGCATCCCGCGACTGAAGTCGGGCAAGATGTTGCAGAAACGTAAGGAAGACCCGCAGGTGGCGGACAGCAAGGGCAACTTTGAATATAGCGAGCGCGCGCTGGATCCGCATGACTTCATGGCGTTCACGGTGTTCAATCCGCGCGCCTTCGAGAGCATCTGGCGCAAGTGGCAGCCGAAGGGGAACTTGGTCTTCAGCGAGTTGCCTCCGGAGGCACAGAACGCGCTGCTCGAGGAGTTGTCGAAGCAGGTGCAGTTTGAACTCGGCGACCAGTTTGTGAACGGCGAGTATGTGGAGAACGGCACGGACGAGCAGCTGATGAACGGCGTATTGACGCAGGCGGCCAAGAGCGGCGACTATGTGGTGGTGACGACGGCAGCGACGGCGATGATCGACAAGCTGTATGCGGTGCGCGCAGCCCTGCCGAAGGCGATGCGCAACAACCCGGCACTTAGAATCTTGATGAGCGTGGACGACTTCGACCAGTATGACAAGGAACTGACGGAGCGCGAGCACAAGAACTCGGACGAGACGGAGTTGAACTCGAAGCGCTTCAAGGGCATCACGATTGAAACGTTGGCATCATGGCCGGACGGCTTGATCGTCGCCACGCTGTGTTCGGACGGTACGAACGGCAACTTCTTTGCCGCCGTGAACCTGCAGAACGACGAGAACGTCATCCAGATCGACAAGGTGTCGAACGCGTCGGAGTTGTACTTCTTCAAGCTGCTGATGAAAGCCGACACGAACATTGCCTTCGGCGAGGAGTTCATCGTGCTTGACACGCGCACGGAACCGAAGTTCAAGAAGGCAACCGAAGCCGCAGCGTAAGGAGGAGAGGATATGGCGGCAAAGGAGATGCGCTACTTGGTGATACACTGTACGGCCACGGCGGAGGGTCGGGAGGTGACGGCGGCAGAGATACGACGCTGGCACACGGCGGCACCCCCGGCGGGGCGAGGTTGGAAGCAGGTGGGCTATACGGACCTGATTCACCTTGACGGGGAAGTGGAGCGCCTTGTGGAGAACAACGAAGATGCCACGGTAGACCCCTGGGAGGTGACGAACGGGGCGGCGGGGTATAACTCCGTAAGCCGCCACATCGTCTACGCGGGCGGGCTGAGCCGCGACGGGAAGCGGGCACAAGACACAAGAACGGCGGCACAGAAGGCAGCGCTGAAGGCGTATGTCGAGAAGTTCCACGCGGCACACCCGAAGGTGAAAATCGTGGGACACCGGGAGCTGCCGGGAGTGCAGAAGGCGTGTCCGAGCTTCGACGTGGCGGCGTGGCTGCAAGAAATCGGGATAGCGCAAGAGTGAGCCAACAAGCGATGAGCAGGACAAGAACAAGAGAGAAGCATGGACTGGAATACATGGATAGACTTGTTGTTGGGGGGCGGATGCCTGACCGGACTCATCGGGATGTTGACCTTGCGGTCGACCGTGACGAAAGCGAAAGCGGAGGCGGAAAAGGCACGCGCGGAAGCGGAGCGGGCACGGGCGGAGGCGGAACGGGTGCGGATAGACAACACCGCGGAGGCGACGCGCATCCTGATGGAGAACATAGTAAAACCCTTAACCAACGAATTGAATGAGACAAGAGAAGTGGTCGCGGCACTACGCCGCGAAGTGGCGAGGCTCAGGAAGGCTATGGCGGCTGCTAATGGTTGCCCTCATGCCGGCAGTTGTGTTGTTTTGGAGCGGCTGCGCGAGTGGCAGGAGCGTCAAGACCACACAGAGCAGCCAGAGCCTCCAGAGTGCGAGCGACAGCAGCTACCGCAAGCGCGAAGTGATCCGCAAGGAGCACCTTGCGGGGGACACGGTGGAGCTGCGAATTGCCGTGGACAGCCTTAGCGCGCTGCCGGCGGGCGCCTCGTGGAGCGCAAAAAGCGGCGGCACGGAGCTACAGGTGCAGCGGGACAGCGACGGCACCATGGTGGTGCGGGCAGAGAGCGCGGGCAGAGAAGCCGAAGTGGAGGAGACGGTGGAGGAATGGAACCACCAAAGCAACGCGGAGGCGAGGGAGGCGACGGAGAGGGAACAACACCCACCCGCTCCGAGCCGCCTGAAGAAATTGGCGGCGGCGATAGCGGGCGTGTTGCTGACCTTGGGGGCGCTGTACTGGGCGGGCAAGGCAGGCAAGAAATACATTTCGAAACGAATTAAAATAACCTTGAAATAGAGAAACGAAAATGACAGAATATAGTGTATTGGAAGGTCAG